AAATGGTGAATTGGCGTTCACCCAAGCTAGTAACACCCTTCATATCGGCCTTCCTGACGGCTCTGGCGTACTACGAATTGGTGGCGCTCAATATCCAGGCATTCTGACCAATAACCATGCCCTTGTAGCTAACACTTCTGGCGGTATTGATACAGTTATCGTAGATAATGCTATCGTCAAAATGCTTACTGCCAATGGATCTCCGGGTTCGAATGGTCAAGTTCTTGTTACCAATGGTTCGGCCATCTATTGGGGAACAGGTACTTCTGGCGCTAACACTCAAATCCAGTTCAATGATTCAGGCGTTGCAAACGCCACAGCTGGTTTCACATTCAATAAAGTCAGCAATAACCTTTTCATTGACAACACTGTATTCACAACAACAGTCAATGCCACAACAGTAAACGCTGCTTCTCATACTGTTGGATCCCTATTAGTCGCCAATTCTACTGGTCTGTGGACTCCAGCTGGTACAGTTAATGCAGCCATCGTAAGCATTGGTACAGATGTTGTTGCAAACGCTTCAGGCGTTTTCGCAGTCGGAACAGTTAATGCTTCTACAATAAGCGTAGGTTCAGTAGTTGTAGCAAACTCCACAAGACTACAATCTAATGGTCTAGCAGTAAATTCTTCTGGCGCTTATGTAACTGGTATCGTGAACGCCACAGCCTTTGACGCTGGTTCTATTGGAACAGGCGCTGGCGGTACAGTACAGAATACCACTACTTTCTTCGTAGGCAACAACACAGTTAATACCAATATTACTTCAGGTGGTATTGTTATTAATGGACTTACAACCGCTAACAACAGTGGTGTGTTTGCTGCAGGTATTGTTAATGCCTTTGCCCACACTGTTGGTACTGATCTTGTAGCCAACTCTTATGGTTTGTTCGCCGTTGGCGCAGTTAATGCTTCTATTCTTAGCGTTGGTACAGATTTTACTGCCAATTCTACAAAGGTTGTATTCTCTGGTTCAAACGTTGACGCTACATCTGCAACTGCAGAATTCTTGAATGTCATCGTCCAGGGTAACACCACTCTAGGTAACAGCACTTCAGACGAAATCCATGTTACTGCTCGCGTAACAGGCAACGTAAATCCATCTGCTAATACAGCCTATGATTTAGGTTCTAACAGCCTAAGATGGAGAGAAATTCACGCTGCTAACATCCATTCTACATCTGGTTACTTCGATGGTAGCGTTGAAATTGCTGGCGATATTATCGTCTCTGGTAACCTGGTAACAACTAACGTATCATCTGTTATCGTTTCTGATCCAATGATCTATCTTGCTGGTAACAACTATTCCAGCGATCTATTAGACATCGGTTTCGCTGCTAACTATCATGATATTGCAGCTAACACAAACCTACACACTGGTCTGTTCCGTGACGCTTCTGATGGTGGTATATATAAGCTCTTTACAGGTTCACAACAAGAGCTATCAGGTAACAACGTTGTTAATACAGCTGCTAACGGTTATACCCTAGCAATTCTACAGACTTTCCTAGAGTCTGGTGCTATTGTATCTAACAATACTACATTAACAGTTACTGCAAACTCAACTTGTAATGTTAATATTGTTGCTAATACATTAGCTCTATCTACTGCTCTCGCAGGAACAGAGGGTGGTACTGGTTATAAGACGACTATCAATCAAGCATTGCTAGTTGGTAACTCTTCGAACGGCTATAATAGATTGTCTCTTGGAACTAGTGGATTTGTTCTTCAATCAAACGGAAGTCATCTAGTATACGATTATCTAGATGGAGGTAGCTTCTAATTATCTGAGGATATATTATGGAAGAAGAGAAAAACGACCAACAAAACCTCTATACACTACATTACATCCAGAAGCAAGAACAATTGCTTCTGGATTTCTTGCGTAAGAACATCGACGCAGAAGTACGTATAGTAGCTCTCAACAACAATATCAATGAAGCTAATGCTCGCTATGAGGAATCTCAGAAGCAAGTAGCTCTTGGTAACGAATTACTGAATCAAGCAGCTGCTAGCATCGAAACGCTGACAGCTGAGAATGATCGTATTACTCGTCAGTTAGAAGCATCTAAAACTGATATTTCATCGCTACAAAGTAATTATACTGCTCTTCAACAAAAAAATCAAGAGATTAATTCTCAAAAAGAGAGAATTATTAAAGAAGCTCAAGGCGAGAATCAGTTGAAATTAAATGAAGCTGGTATCCGTATTAAACAATTAGAAGATGAATTAAAACTATGTAATTCTAGATCCGAAGAATTAAAAACAGAATACCAGCATCAAGTCGAAGAACTAAATAATTTATACACCGAGAATCAAAAGCTGAAAGGCGATGATTCAAAAAAGGCAAAAAAGAAAGAACCTCCGGCAACATTGCCAGATGAATTTTAATATCTCAGTATATACTGAGTTATAGGAGAGCCTAGAATGGCAAATACAGTTTTCAAACTGCGTCGATCATCAGTCGCAGGTAAAGTCCCAAATACATCTACTGTCGCAATCGGCGAATTAGCAATCAACCTTACCGATAAAAAGCTATTCTCGTCAGACGGTTCGCTAGTATTTGAGATTGGCGCCAATCTAACAGATCTCCAAGTATCAAATAATATCACAACATCAAACATCAATGTAACAGACACAGCATTATTTCAGAATGTTGCTGTATTTCATGATGTAGCTATATTCGGCGCTATTAGTGCCAACAGCAGCAACGGCGCAGCAGGACTGGTTCTTACTTCAAACGGTTCTGGGGTTTATTGGGCGCCAGCTGGTGGTAGCGCCACAGGTCCAGTGAGACAACAATTTACTGGCGACGGAAACACAACAACATTTGCTATATCTGGTGGTTACGAATCTAATACTGTTTCAGTATTCTTGAATGGTGTTATGCTTCATAACGGTCTTGAGGCCAATGTTCAGTCTGGAGTCAACGTTGTTATTTCTCCTGCTCCTGCAAACGGTGCTTTGATTGACGTTGTTGGTTATTCTGTTATCACATCAACTTCTTATCTGACAATTGGTAATACTAGTATCTCTGGTAATGTAATATCAATCGGTAATTCTTCTGTTAACACTCAGATTGTTCCAGGAAACGTATATTTAAACGGTTCTACACTAGTCATTGGTAATACATCAAGCAATATTACCATTGATTCTACTACTATTAGTATTGCTGGTGCGACCATTAACACTTCGTCGTTTAGCGGAACAGCGAACAATACTCTTTATGTTGGGTCAGTTGCTTCTAATGACGTTGTTTCAAATACGAGCTTGCAAGCTAACCTAACAGTCATACGTTCTGATATAGCAAATTCATATTCTAATTCTGTTAATTATACTAGTTTTGCTATAGGAACTGCTAATCTTGCTATGGTAGCGAACGCTGATGCAGCATATTCTAATGCCACCTCATACACTGACTCTAAAATAGCAACAGCTAACTCTGCTATAGTTGCTAACGCTTCTGCTGCATACAGTAATTCNGTNTNNTATACNGANNCNAANATTGCTACTGCTAATGCTGCCATAGTTGCTAACGCTTCTGCAGCCTATTCTAATTCTGTAAGCTATGTTGATACCCAAATAGCAATTGCCAATTCTGCGATAGTCGCTAATGCATCATCAGCCTATTCTAACTCTGTAAGCTATGTTGATAGTAAGATTAGCACCGCTAACTCTGCTATAGTTGCTAACGCTTCTGCTGCTTATTCTAATTCTGTGACGTATATTGACAGTTCTATTGGGGTTGCTAATGCTGGCATAGTTGCTAATGCTTCTGCAGCCTATTCTAATGCTGTGACGTATATTGACAGTTCTATTGGGGTTACTAATGCTGCCATAGTTGCTAATGCTTCTGCTGCATATTCCAACGCTATTTCGTATACAGATTCTAAGATAGCTACTGCTAATACATCTATGGTAGCCAATGCAGCAGCTGCTTATTCTAATTCTGTGACTTATACAGATACGAAAATTGCAACAGCTAACGCTGCTATTACTGGTAACGCTGCTACTGCTTATTCGAATGCTACTTCGTATACAGACTCAAAGATAGCTACTGCTAATGCTGCTATAACAGCTAATGCTTCTGCAGCGTATACTAACGCTACTTCTTATTCTTCTAATGCTTCTAATATATCTTCTGGAACAGTAGCAGAAGCTAGATTACCATATAGAATGAACCAAGATGTTCGCAATACAGATAATGTAACATTCGGACAAATGACTTTGACGGGGAATCTGGTTGTTTCTGGTAATGTTAATATTATCGGCGCTAATAATCTATCGCTAGTCGATAATATGATTTATCTAAATTCTAACAGCACTGTCTCGAATCCAGATATTGGTATTGCTGGTAACTATAATGATGGAACATATTATCACACTGGTTTCTTTAGAGATGCCAGCGATGGTATCTGGAAGGTATATGATAATTATGCTCCAGAACCTGATGCTAATGTTTGGATTGACACTACAAATACAACATTTCATATAGCAAACTTCCAAGCAAATGCACTATTCCTAGGCAACACAAGTTCATTCTGGGTTGTTGCTAATACATCTGGTGTTCATGCTCCCGCAGTAAACACAGTTAATGTTGTAATAAGCGGCGGTATTTCTGCCAATGGAACTTATGGTTCGGCAGGTCAATCTCTTGTTTCTAACGGAACAGGCGCTTACTGGGCAACTGCTGGCGCTACACTAAACGCTAACAATACAGACAGCTCAACGTATTACATTGGTCTTTCTAGTGGTTCGTCAGGAGCTTGGACTAATGCTGTTGTTTCTACCAGCAAGTTGTATTTTGTTCCATCAACTGGTACGCTTACTGTTGGATCTGCTACTGTTAATTCGACAAATTATTCTGGAACGTCCAACAACTCCGCTTATCTAGGCGGAACAGCAGCAGCTTCTTACTTGTTATCTTCTACTGCGTCATCGACTTATCTACCACTTTCTGGTGGTACAATTACAGGAACAACTACTGTTAATGGCGATGTTCGTATTTTCAAAAACGGCGCAGATTCTATTAATAGTCATTTATACTTTGCCAGTGCTGGTAACTCACAAGCATGGAACTGGCAGCTGGATTCAAGTGGTAATGCTGCTCTTTGGGGATATCCTAACAGCGCCGCATGGTCTAAAGTTTGTTATTTTACTCCCACAGGAAATCTTTTCGCATCTAATGATATAAGTTGCGGTTCAAGATTTCACTTCACCGCAGCAGGAGCATGGACAGGTGGCAGTTACGGCTTGATAGGAATGAACTGGGGCGGCGCAGCTGGTACATATAAAAACTTTGCTGTTTTTGATTATCCAAACGGTAGAGCCATGTTCACCGTTAACGGTCAGACTAGAGATGTTGAAATTTTTGGTATCTCATATGCATATGGTAGCTCTAGATCGCCAATCTTCTATGATTCAGATAATACTGGTTATTATGTAGATCCTAATAATACATCAAACCTCAACGGTTTAAATATTGGTGGTTTTCCTGCTTGGAAGTATTCAACAACATACACAACATCCACTGACTGGAATACTATACTTCCTGCGGCTTATTCAATCAGACTTGATGAAATTCAAAATGGCACCGGATGGTCAAATGGTCCAAGCAGTGCATATGCATATGGTGCTCTTTTCTCTTGGGCTGCGGCGAACCATGCGCTTCAGTTGTATGTACCTCATACCGCTTCAGGATCTAACAATGGTATGTGGTATAGAACTGCATGGGTTCCAGGAACCACATGGAACAATGGTTATGCTTGGGCCAGAATCCTAGATTCTGCTAACTATTCTTCATACTGTAACTTTGGTACAAACAACGTATATGGTGCTATTTACTATGATGGAAATGATACAGGATATTACTGTAATCCAAACGGTATATCTTCTCTATGGTCAGTGAATATTAGAGGTGATGCCAATTCTACTAATTACCAGAACCAGATACATTTCTGGGGTTCAACCAGCACCACAACTTCCGCTATTGGTTTTAAATCAAACGGAGGATCCTTTACTAATCCGACTGGTAACGGCGACGGTTATAATACATATTTCACAATGGACTCAGATGGAAGAGGATGGGTGTTCCGTCGAGGCACCGGTGGTAACGATTTCAGTGCTGCTTATACATCTGGTTGGATTCTTAATAATGGTGTTTGGCAGTCTAATGCCAGTATGCGTTCACCAATCTTTTATGATTCCAATGATACTGCTTACTATTGTAATCCTAATAGCTTATCAGTTCTATCAGGAATAGAAGTAGGCGGATTAGGAAGATCAAGTTCACATTGTATCGGCTCAAATCTTTCCGGTGGTATTGCTTGGAATAATTCTCAACTCGAAATAAGAAATACAAATGGTGGCAATGTTGGTATAGCGTTCCATAGAGCAGGTTATACTTCTGTGCCGCTATATCATGACGGAGGATCGCAATTACGTTGTGGTGGAAATCTAATCGGCGATAGTGATATAAGAGCGCCAATCTTCTATGATTTAAACGACACTGCATATTATGTAAATCCAAATGATGTTTCATACATGGTCGAACCAAGAATGGCATGGCGATCACTGATCGGTAACCAGAACTACGACGGCTGTTTGTATGATGGAGGATATGATTATAGACCTGGTATCACTATTAGAGGTAACTATCCTCATCTGAATCTAGTTTCTTCCGGAATCAATAACACATCTCATGGACCAACACTAAGATTTATGGCTTATGATACCGCCGGAGCGACATCAGGAAACTATAAGCATTGGGTNATAGGTACATCGGGCACAAATGCTGTCAGACTTTCAATTGGTTATGCTTCTAACAATGCTAACCCACATGAAGGTATCTATGGTTGGGGTTCTGTTGCTATGTGGTTTGAAAATGATAGTAACGTCTACTGTAATGCAAGTATTCGTCCTACTATCATGTATGATAGAAATGATACTGGTTATTATTGTGATCCTAATGGAACATCTTTCTTGAACGTAGTTGGATTGGGGACAACTGGATACGAAGGTCGTTTCCAGGTTTATAATGGTGGTACTGTAGCAGCATCCTTTATGGGCGGTTGGGGTCAGTATGGTAAGGTCATTCAATTAAGAACTGACGGCGCTGGTGGTCAAGATGGTCCAATGCTATGGTTCCACAAAGCTGGCGCCAAACACTGGGCTTGTGGTATTAGACCATATTCCGGAGACAACAGTTTCTGGATTTCTGAAGATTCTTATAACGGTTCTTGGGGTTCAGAGAGACTTAGACTCGAACCAGGCGGAAACCTATTGGTTACAGGTAACGTAACTGCCTACTGGTCAGATCGTCGTCTGAAAAAGAACGTCGAAACCCTTGAAAACTCTATCGATGTTGTTAAGAAGTTAAGAGGTGTTATTTTCCAGTGGAACGAAACTGGTAAAGGTATCTTCAATGGTTCTGATGAACCAGAAACTGGATTTATTGCACAGGAAGTCCAGGAACATATTCCTTCTGCTGTAAGAGAAAACAAACTAGCTAAAGCAGAAGATGGTTCTCACTACCTAACAATCGACCAAGACAAGATCGTTCCTTATCTTGTTGAGGCAATCAAAGAACAGCAAGAAATGATTGAGACTATGAAACAAGAAATGAGCGATTTGAAAAAACTGATAAATAGTTAAAAAACAAATAATAAAGGCAAAAAATGGCTCAGAATAGAGAAATTGGCGAACTTGGTCAAGTTGTAACAGTCAATACAGCTGCAGAAAGCGTTAGCGTTGGTAACACTGTTATCCATACTATCGGAATAACTGTAGGTAATACTTCCATTCATAGTAATGGTATTACTATTTCTGGCCAGTCTATGAACAACACTTCATATCCAGGCACAGCAAATAACACTCTTTATGTCGGGTCAGTAACGGCTAATGATGTTGTTTCTAATACAGACCTTCAAGCTAATTTAGTTGTCATTAGATCAGATATAGCCAACTCCTATTCTAATACAGTTTCATATATCAGTAGTTCTATAGAAACTGCTAACGCTGCAATGGTTGCTAATGCTGCAGCAGCCTATTCTAACTCTGTAACATATACTGATACCAAGATATTCACGGCTAATGCTGCTATAGTTGCTAATGCTTCTGCTGCATATTCTAACGCTGTGAGTTATACGGATAATGCATATTCCAATGCAGTATCATATATCAACAGTTCTATTGGAACTTCTAATGCTGCTATAGTTGCTAATGCTTCTGCTGCATATTCTAACGCTGTTACATATACAGATACTAAGATTGGAACAGCTAACCTAGCAATTGCTGATGCATACTCTAACTCCGTTTCTTATACTGATTCTAAGATAGCAACAGCTAACCTAGCAATCGCTAACGCATATTCTAATGCAATTTCTTATGCAGACTCAAAGATAGCTACTGCTAACTCTGCTATAACAGCTAATGCGTCAGCTGCATATTCTAATGCAGTTTCGTATACTGATTCTAAAATTGCTACTGCGAATCTAGCGATTGCTGACGCATATTCGAATTCGGTCAGTTATACAGATTCAAAGATAACTACCGCTAATTCAGCCATAACAGCTAATGCGTCAGCAGCGTATAGCAACTCCGTTTCTTACACAGATTCAAAGATAGCTACTGCTAATGCCGCTATCTCTAGTGCATACTCCAACTCCGTTTCTTACACAGATTCAAAGATAGCTATCGCCAATTCAGCCATAACAGCTAATGCTTCTGCAGCATATTCTAATGCCACAACATACGCATCAAACGCTTCTAATATTTCTTCCGGAACTGTAGCTGAAGCTAGACTTCCATACAGAATGGATCAGAATGTCAGAACTTCTGATTCTGTAGAATTTAAAGGTATGACCCTAACTGGAAACCTTGTTGTTTCTGGTAATGTTAACATTGTTGGTGCGAATAATCTTTCGCTAGTCGATAATATGATTTACCTAAATTCTAACAGCACTGTTTCCAATCCAGATCTTGGATTTGCTGGTAATTATAACGATGGTACTTATCGCCATACTGGGTTTTTCAGAGACGCCAGCGATGGTATCTGGAAAGTTTTTGACAATTATGGACCAGAACCAGATGCTAGTCCTTATATAGACACTTCAAATACAACTTTCCATCTAGCTAATTTTCAAGCGAACAACTATTTCGCAGGTAACACAACATCTAACTGGTTTGTTGCTAACAATTCTGGCGCATATGCTACTAAATTCTATGACATCAATAATACTGCTTATTATCTAGACCCTGCTTCTACCTCTTTGTTGAACGGGTTGATAGTAGGATATGGAGGAACATCATCAACTATCACAATGTATGATAGTGATAATGGTAATAGATTCATTCATGCCAATTCTGGTAGATTAGGATTCTTAAATCTTGCTGCTGATGGTTGGTGGGCATGGAACGATGACAGTGGTAACTGGTTTTCTGCAACTTCTAGTAGATCACCAATCTTCTATGATTCGGACAATACTGCTTATTATATTGATGCCGCATCAACCTCTGTTTTAAATGCTGCGATCATTGGTGGTCATACATATTCATCTTACAATACCAGTAACATTCAGATAAACACCGCAGGAAATAGTTCTGTAGGATTGTTGATGAAAAACTCTGGTGGTACTTTTGGTTTCCAATTGTATGGTGGATCCGGAACCGAATATGGGTTCCTTGGATCTTCTTGGGGCAATTGGGATATGCAGAAAACCGTTGGCGGTAATCTATATCTAAATAACAATACAAATTATTATCTGAACCCACCAAGTGCGTCGTTACTAAGCACACTAACTCTCAATGGCGGAACGAGCAATCCATTAAACGTCAGAACTTCTTCTGCTGGGCCATGGGCTATCCACTTAACTCGTGATGATTTGTCAAATTCTGTTAGTGTTTACAACGCAGGTGGTTATTGGTATTTCAGCTCTTATGTTGCTTCTGGTGGTTCTTTCCGTGCTCCGATCTTCTATGATTCTGATAATACTGCATACTACATCGATCCGAATAATACATCGAGCGTGTTAGGTATCACACTCAACGGTAAAATTAATTTTCCATCAGGTTCAGGCGGTGGTACTACTTTCTCTGCCAATCATTACAGTATGGGCGAAGATATTGCTGATGGTGGATGGTCACATCCCCATTACTCAGATTTGATTATTGGTTATCATACTGGTATTCGTATTGGCGCATCATATTCTGGCATAAGATTCTATAATAATTCACCAACAACAGATGCTAATAACGATGGTAATGGTGACGGTGGTGAAGCATTACTTATGACTGTTGGTGGCCATGCTGGTGGATTTGTTACCGCTCACGAATCAATACGTTCTCCAATTTTTTATGATTCTAATAATACTGCTTATTATGTTGATCCTAACTCCACAACATCACTAAGAACTGTTGGTAGTTGGAGAGCAGATTCATCATCATGGGACGGCGAGTATTCTGGTAAAATTCAATATCACGGTAGTAACTGGTATTTTCAAGCTGCAAGCGAATGGATTTTCAGAAATTCCGGTGGCTCCAATGTATTTTATGTCAATCAATCTGGAACAATATATGCGCCATTTTGGTATGATTCTAATAATACCGCAAGATATGTTGATCCTAACTCCACAACTCTACTCGAAGATTGTAGAGCAAGCATCTTCTATGATATTTATGATACAAACTATTATGTTCAAGCAAGATCGATTTCATATCTAAATGATATTAGACCTAACATCATCTATGATCGTAATGATACTTATTACTACAATGATCTTAATGCGGGTAGAAGATTTGCTGGAAGAACATACATTCATGAGTGGATCGAGTTCGTAAACTTCACTGGACTATATTCACCAAACAATGGCGCCCATTTTCATCCAAATGATTTGTCTTATGGGTCGTGGCGTTCAAGAGGATCTAGAAATGGTTGGGCAGGTATCGAATTTGATGCGTCACAGAATATTTCATTGATGATCAATACTGCTGGCACCGTTCAAGGATTTCATAACAATGCTGTGGGATGGAGACTTTATATCGAAAACGGAACAGGCCACTTCCCAGGAAACGTTATTGCTTATTGGTCAGATAGAAGACTCAAAGAAAATTTGAGACCAATTGGTAACGAGGCAACTCAAATATTGTCTAAACTGACAGCCTATAGATTTAACTGGAATAATAAGGTAAAAGATTTCCATGCTGAAATCGAACCAGGTAAAGAAGAAATCGGTCTTATCGCACAGGAAGTTCAGGCCGCCATTCCGGACGCTGTTGTCATTAATAGATCAGCTAATAAAGCACACATCGATGGAACAGAATCAGAATCAGAATATCTAACAATCAATTGGAACAAGATCACTCCATTGTTGGTTCAGGCCTTAAATGATACAACAAAAGAACTTAATGAATTGAAACAACTTCTAAAAGATAAGGGAATACTATGACAAAAGAAGAATATATCGTAGCAATTAAAGAAGCGGAAACAACAATAAATAATCTAGTTAGAGAAGCTAGATCGAATAATATTGTTGTTGATTTAACCGTGACAATCGAGGCTCCGATGAGCACTGTCAGTCTAGTATCCGTAATAGTAAAATAACTAAATATAAGGTTAAGGAGATAAAAAATGGCAGTAACATATACTTGGGAAGTAACAGGTCTTAAGACAACAACAGTAGCTAACACTTCTGATGTTGTCGTTCAGACATACTGGAAGAAAAAGGGAACCGATGAAAGCGGTAATGTTGGCGAGTTTAGTGGAGCAACTCCGTTCTCTGCCAATAGCATGCCAGCAAACACAACTTTCGTTCCATTCTCTGATCTAACAGAATCAGACGTTCTATCATGGATTAAAGCCGTTGTTGTTGGTAATTACGAAGAACATGTAAACGGCCAGATCCAGAAACAGATTGATGATAAGAAGAACCCAGTCGTAGAGAACGTTCTACCTTGGGCTCCAGTAACAAATACTTCACCATCAACACCAGAACCATCAGTAAACACATCAAATAGTTCAACTAGCAACACTTAATAGGAGAAAATAATATGGATAAGAATGTAACTCTTGAATTGACTGTAGATCACCTTAACGTAATTCTACACGCTCTTTCTAAGCAGCCTCTTGAGGCAGTTATCATGACTTTCACTGAAATCCAGAAGCAGGCAGATCCTCAGGTAAGAGGAGCTAGACCAGAAGGTCCACTTTCAGATAAAGTGTTAAACTAAAAAAGGTTAACCAATGGCTATTGTCTACGAATGGGTCGTTTCTCAAATGGAATGTCACTCAGAAAAAAACAAAAAGAAACAAGTCGTTTCCCTTGTGTATTGGAGATATGCAGCTAGGGATGGCGAATATTACGCTGATGTTTATGGGTCTCAGCATTTGGATACAGACAACTTAAAAGGTTTTGTTCCATATGCGAACCTAACTAAAGAACAAGTCATTGGTTGGCTCGAAACTACTATGGGCGAAAAGAAAATCGCAGATTTTCAGGCATCTCTGAAGGCTGCGATTGAAGAAATGAAAGAGCCTAAAGTGGTTACGCCTCCACTGCCATGGTCGAATTAAGGAGTCATTAAATGTCAGTATCATATAAATGGGCTGTAAAAAATATTAAGTGCAAAAAGAACGATAAAGACGAAGATGTTGTTGCAGAAATTTACTGGAGCAAGGTCGGTAAAGATTCTTCTACTGGCGCCGAAGGCTATTTTGAAGGAATTGTTCATGCTGACAATATTCCTGTTGTTGAAGGCAAGCCATCGAAATTCGTTGCTTATAATAAACTAAAAGAATCAGACGTTCTTAATTGGGTTAAAAAGGTTGTTGGTTCTCATGAGAGTCAAATAGACCTTTCAATTCAGAAACAAATTGATGAACAGAATAATGTGTTAATTGATACTCCTTTGCCATGGGTTAAACCAGAAAAATAATCTAAATATCAAAAATAACTCCATAGGGGATAGGGAACCATGGCGTCAGTAGACTTTAAAGTAAAAAACGGTTTAGTAACCGGAGCAAACAATACATCACTAGGAACAGCTGTTACAGTCTTAATTGGTGGTAACGTTGGTATTGGTGATACAAATCCAAGTTACAAACTATCTGTTTCGGGTTCGTTAAATGCTACTGGTGCCATTACCCAAGCTGGTAATCAGGTACTTCATGCCTCTAACTATAACAGCTATGTTCCAACATTCTCAGGAACTGGTGCTACTGGCACTTGGGGCATTAATATTACAGGAAATGCTGTTACTGCAGGTGGTCTTGCTGTTTCATCTGCTCAAGCTGCATCTACAATTGTAGCTAGAGATGCAAGCGGTTATGCGTTCTTTAGTTATATCAACAGTGCTTCTCCAAACAACGAAAATCCAACCATATCTCAGATTGTTGTTACTACCGGCTCCGATGGTTATTATCGTAAATCTTCAATAGCTTCATTGACTTCAGCTGTCCAGAGCAACGCTTCTGGTAACTGGAACATCAATTCATATAACATAACACAGTATCCTCTTAATCAGAGTGTTCTTACAACTGCAGCCCCAACCTTTGCTGGCCTAACATCAACAAGTAATTTGACAGTGGCTGGAGGAGACCTTTATTCTTATAGGTCAGGAGGAACTACTGGCGTATTGTTTTTAAACAGCTCTGGAAGTAGATACCTTTATTGGGATAATACAACTTATAATTTGAATGGAGCAGAATTAAACATTAATGGGCAGCGTGCTCTTAATGCTGGTAATTATAACAGTTATGCAGTAGCCAGAACTTCTACAAACAGAAATGGTGTTTATAAACTATTCAGAAACGATAACGATTCAGACTACAATATTCAGACTACTTGGGGCGCTGATCGTTCTGGTTATTGGTCATTAAGAGGTTACAATGGAGACACATATCATGCTCCATGTTATGTAGGTTATTCTGGATATGCAGATTCTGCTGGTTCTGCTGGTTCTGCCACTAATGCCTCAAACGCTACTAGAGCAACCTGGGCAAATGGTATTGACACAACTCAGCCATTGTTAGGTTACGCAGTTTCTGGTGTTAATATTGATTATGGCGCACAAGGCGGACCACAGATTCAAAGTCAAGGTTCTGGTGCTGCGATGATTTCTTTTCATCGCGTTGGTTCTTATGCTATCAATCTTGGTCTTGGAACTGATAATCAGCTACGCACTGGTGGTTGGTCGCGTAGCGGTAGTTTTGTTATTTTTGATAGTGGTAACTATAGTTCTTATGTTCCTGCAAGAGATGGTTCTTATGCTTATGGTACTTGGGGTATTAATATCACAGGTAATGCGAATTATGCTTCTTCTGCTGGTTCTGTTGCTTGGGGCAACGTTTCAGGAAGACCAACAACAGTATCAGCATTTACTAATGACTCGGGGTACGTCACTTCTGCTGGATCCGTTGCTTATGCTAACTATGCTGGATATATTGCAGGTAGCACTTTCTGTTATACTACTGCCGGGTTGTCTGTTGGTACAAGTTCTAATCCTTATGGCGCAGGTCATATTGTAGCTACTCAGAATATTACCGCTTATTTTTCTGACCAAAGACTTAAGACAGACATTAAACCAATTGAAAATGCTATTGATAAGATTAAACAAATATCAGGCGTTACTTTCAGAAGCAATGAATTGGCAGCTTCTTTCGGATATACAGACAAAGAAGAACAAGTTGGTGTTATTGCTCAAGAAATTGAGGCAGTGTTGCCTCAGGTTGTTAAACCTGCTCCATTTGATGTTGATAGAGTTGATGGTGTTATTGTTTCTAAGTCTGGACAAAATTATAAGACTGTTCAATACGAAAAGATTGTTCCATTGTTGATCGAAGCAATCAAAGAACAACAGAAACAAATTGATAGATTAAATAATAAAATTGGAGATTAAATATGGCTACTCCTGCTCCTGGTAATAAAATAAGTATGTCAGATATTCTTGCAGTCGTTAATGGTGGAAATTCAAGAAAAATATCATTTGGCGAGAATATGGCCAACAGATTGGACGTTTACCCATAGAGGTATAACAAGTGAGAAAAAGGATAAATATATAATAACAGGTTCTTATCTATTTAAATAACAAGGGACTATAATGACAGCTGGATTACCCGCTTCTGGTGTTATCTCTATCGGTAACATTTCTGTAGAAATTTTGAGAGCTTCTACCGCTACCACAACGATGAACGACACTAATGTTCGTACTTTGTTGGGTCGCCCAACTAATGCAAGCATCATTTATATGTCAGATGCATATAGTAAAAGATGGGTCACACCTGGTTCTCAGTCTATTACAGCGGTTGGTACTACCAACTTTACTGTTCCTAGATATGAAACATTGACAGTCACAGTTAAAGCTGGCGGTGGTGGTGCTACAGGTTATTGCGGTAATGATGGATTTGCTCATGGTTACTGTGGCGGTGCTGGAGCAGCTGGCGGTAACAGTAATTTTGCTTCTGGAACTGCTGTTACTGCATATGGCGGTGGTGGTACTTCAGCAGGAAGTAATGACTATTGCCCTCCATCCGGCGCTGCTAGTGGTGGCGTAGGAGGAACTGTTACTACTGGAGGCGGTGGTGCTGGCGGCACAGGGTGTAATAGCGGCGGCGCTGGTGGTATGGTCGTTAAGACATGGAACTGGGCTGATGCTGGAGCTCCAGCTTATGGAGCAGTTATAGCTGCAACTATCGGTGGCGGAGGCGCTGGTGGCGGGGGTGGCGAACGTGCTGGCGCTGCTTCTCCGGGTGCTTCTGGTAGTGTTGTTATTTCTTGGACGTAATCATTCAGTAGATTCTGTAACTACAACTTCGCCAGAAATGTCTTTGAATACCATTAGATGCGGCCACTTAAAGGGTTCGCCGTCTTTCATATCATAGTAAATATCTGCTTGAGAAATTAGCACGCCGTTTTTGTAATAATACTGGTGTGCTATATTTCTTCCGTCTGGAAGAAGTTCGCTTACCACATTGTAATCATCATAATCTGGAAGATCAAAAGTGTAAATCTTTGCCATTATTTCCTCTTTAACGGTTGAACTAAAATTCAAAAATATTTGTATGAACGTATTTATATAAATATATTTATATAAATATGTAAAACCTGATAGGAGATTTGTTATGTTCTCGTTTTTTCACAGATCATCTGTAATCCATTTAGATTGTTTTACATCCAGCAATGACGCTTATAAATTCGCCCCAATAGTCTATTCCAATCAAGCAAAACCAGAATGGTATGACGGCGTATTAAAACCCCAGCCGACCAACACAAAATGGCCTCAGTTCAAATTGAACGAAGATGGTAATATTTATTTTGATTGGAACATTTCCATAAGAACAGTAAGAGCTTGTCCTGGTTTCCATGAACTCTATAAAAGAGGGTTTATGTTGGAAAACTGGTGCGATTTTGTTGTAAATGTAAATGGAACTGGTGATATTTCTTATAATTTTTCTAACGGTAAAGCTCCTATACTGCATGGTTATCATCAGGTAGATCCAGGTTTCAAAGACCATCATATTCTGAAATTGAATAGTCCTTGGATAATCCAGTCTAAAGAAGATGTTCAGTTTATAGTTGTTCCTGCTCAATGGTCGTTAGAAAAATACAATTTTCATATCCTACCTGGGATGGTAAATTTTCATCATCAAACAGGAAGCAATGTTTTTTTGGCCATACATAAATTTAAACAAGATCAATTCGCAATTCATATGGGTCAGCCATTGGTCCAATTCATTCCTTTATCGGATAAGAATATAAAAATCCACAATCACATTGTTACCGAGGCAGAACTTACCACTAAAACTTATAGTGTGATTGGAAGATCTTTTGGATGGAGAAAGAACGTTTCTTTGGTGAAAAGAAACGACAGAAGAGAAAACAAAAAATGCCCTTTTGGATTTGGTGAGTAATATGTTATATACATTTGGCGATAGTATGTCTTTTGGTTGGAACTTGTATAAAGTTTATTCCGAAGAAGATCGTAAAGCTCTGGCATGGCCAGGTAAGTTATCTAAGATGTTAGACGTTCCTTTGACCGATTTTTCTTTTCCAGGAGCTAGTAACTGGCGTGCTGCGAGAATACTCCAGTCTTTGCCGCTAACCAAAGACGATGTTGTAGTAATTCAATGGTCTTCGTTTGGTAGAACAGAAGTCGGAGTTAATCCAAATTACCAATATAATTCTACAATGCATGAAGATGAGAAATATAAAATCTTAGATGGCACTCAAGAGGATTTTGGTGTAAGAACTAAAAATCTTTGTAGGACTATTATTCCTCATACGACTGATGAGTTCACTAAAAAATATATGTATCATACTTTTAATACATTCTGGAACGAAGAATGGTTTTTACAGATGTTTAAGGTTATGATGTCTAGTAGCCTGTATGTTCTACAGAAGTCTGAATGTAAGTTCATTATATTTGATGGCTGGATGCAGCATTGTGATATAAATGACTATAGAGATGTCCCTCAATATATAATCAGAGGGACTACCATGAATAATATTACCAAAAATATAACAGGTATTACAGAACAAGATCTTAGTTATGGTGGTCCAGAACAGAATCAGGTTATAGCTGATACTGTGTATGCGCATTTGGAGAAGATTTATGGACTTTGATTGGAACCACATAAAGAAAATTAAATCTGATTATTTTACTCACTGTTATCTTGCAATGAAGTTTAACCTTATGCTTTTATTCGCCGTTATAACAGGCACCATACATGCATTCTTTCCATTTATATTCGCTTTTACTCCATATAGATTGGCCAAAAAGGTGGTAAATGAAACTGAAAAATATTTTGTCCACGATAATGACTGATGGAATAATAATTAAAAGCTCAGGTTCATCTGGTCCTCCCAAGAGCTATTATCAACCAACTGGTAAAATATTTGCGGCCAATAAAGTTGCCAGAGAAGTTCAAGGTATAACGCAGAACAGTAAAATATACACTGTTATGAAGTTGTCTCATGCTGGAGGATTGTTCGGTCAGACGGTGCCAGCGCTGGAAGTTGGCGCTTATGTTTACACAGATCAATTTAATGCATACGAATGGGTTAAAAAGATAAACAATTTTACCCATTCTCACATAACCCCATTACACGCCAAAGCTATTATGATGACCAAGAGGTTCTGGGAGCTAGATCTCAAAGGCGTGACAATTACTTGTGGCGCTGAACCAGTAACCTGGGATATTATTGAAGCATTTGTTCCAAGGGGTTGTAAATTTATAGTAAATTGGGGCATGAGCGAAATTGGGCCAATAGCAATAAATCATATATTTGAAACCATGGAGGAAGTCCAAAGAGTAAAGAATATGTGCCCCAAGGGAGCCACGGTAATGGGTTCTAATAAATACTGTGAATATCAAATAAATAATGGAGAATTGGTTGTAAGAGGAGATATTTGTATATACGATGATTGGTATCATACCAAGGATGCAGTTATAGAATTAGATAATATCCTTTTTTATACTGGAAGAACCAATAAAGAGGTGGATTTTAATAACCCGACAAAGGGATAAATAAATATTATAAATTCATCAAAGGTAGGAATCTAATGGTACCAACAACAAGAACAGAGTTTGCCGAATATTGTCTTAGAAAATTGGGCAAACCAGTAATCGAGATTAATGTTGATGATGATCAGGTTTCAGATCGTGTAGACGAAGCTCTTCGTTGGTATTGGGATTATCATTTTGATGGATCCGAAAAGACCTACTACAAGAAAATAATCACAGCTGAAGATATAGCCAATAAGTATGTCACAATGCCAGACAATATTATTGGCGTTGTTAATATCTTTGACCTTGGTTCTGCATTGGGGTTAGGCAATCTATTCAATATTCGTTATCAGATTGCTTTGAATGACCTTTATACTCTTACTTCAGTATCTATGGTTCCTTATTATATGGCCATGAATCATGTCCAGTTTCTAGAACAGATGCTGGTTGGTAAAAAACCATTACGTTACAACCGCCATATGAACAAACTTTACATTGATATGGACTGGAACCAAGTTGTTGAAGGTCAATATCTTGTTGTAGAAGCATATCAAGTCGTCGATCCCGACGTATATACAGATGCATGGGGCGACCGCTGGTTACAGCGTTATGCTTCTTGCCTAATAAAACAGCAATGGGGTCAGAATATGAAGAAGTTTCGTGGTATGAAACTTCCAGGCGGCATAGAATTCAACGGTCAGCAAATTTATGATGAAGCCACTCAAGAAAGAGAAGAACTTGAGAAGGAAATGATTTACACATACAGCTTGCCAGCAACTGATATGATTGGATAATTATGGCCACCAATTTCTTTTTCAATAACTTCCAAGCATCTCAGGAGCAATTGCTTCTAGAGAACCTAGTTATTGAATCTATTAAAATCTATGGCCACGATGTTTACTATCTCCCTCGTAAACTTAACAATTACGATGAGGTGTATGGCGCAGACGATCAATCTTCGTTTGAGATGGCCTATCCTGTAGAAATGTATATTAAATCTATTGATGGATTTGGTGGCGATCAAGAATTTTTATCTAAATTTGGTGTAGAAATTCGCAATCAAGTTGTGTTTTCTATGGCCAGAAGAATATTTAATGAAGAAATTGGGGAATTTACTGCACAAGTAAGACCAAACGAAGGCGATATTATTTGGTTCCCATTGAACCAAAGAGCATTCCAGATTAAATACGTTAACAAATATGAAATGTTTTATCAATTAGGTTCGCTTCAGACATGGGAAATGACTTGCGAAGTATTTGAATATTCTGGCGAGAATTTCTCTACTGGCATTCCGCAAATTGATGATATGCAGAAAAGATTTGATACTAATATTCTTGATTGGACTGTGTTGACAGAAGATAATGACATGTTGTTAACGGAAGATGGTTCTTATCTTGTTTTGGAAAATTATCCAATCAATCAACTAATCACAGTTTCTGATAATTTAGCAATCCAAGAAGAATCTGATTTATTTGTTGACTTCAGTTCTGTAGATCCATTTAGCGAAGGTAACATTTAATGTTTGGTTCACCGTTTTATTTTGGTCTTATTCGTAAATACGTTATTTTGATGGGGACCCTGCTCAATCAGATCCGTATCACAAGAACGAATAAGACAGGAGAAGTTGTATCTTTACTTCAAATTCCAATTACATATGCTCCTAAAGATAAAATGTTAGCACGTGTCATGCAGGATCCTGGTTTGGATGTTGGCAGCGCCGTTGCTCCTTTACCAATGATCTCATTTGAAATGGGCAAAATGGTTTATGACGGATCAAGAAAACTCAATACTATTGGTAAAGTTTCTGTTAAAAACAATTCCGATTTAAACAAATTCAAATACCAATATAATCCAGTTCCTTATAATATAGAATTCAAAGTATATGTTTATGCCAAAAACGCTGAAGATGGAACTAAGATAATTGAACAGATTCTTCCATATTTTACCCCTGATTGGACGACTACTTGTAATTTGATCCCAGAAGTTGGTATTACTATGGATATTCCTATTATCCTAAATAACATTAGTTATAGCGATAACTATGATGGAGAATACAAAGACAGAAGAGCCATTATCTGGCAGCTTGATTTTGTTCTCAAAGGTTATCTTTATGGACCAGTGAAATCTTCTGGAATCATTAAGTTTGTAAACACAAATTTCTATATTCCTACTACAAATACTGCTGTCCAGGGAAGAGGTATAACTCCTCTTGCAGAAAAGATAACAGTACAGCCAGGTTTAGATGCTAATGGCAATCCTATAAATTATTATGGCGGACCAAATGCAAACACCGGCACTCAGCCATATACTGAGATTGAAGTTGATGATGATTATGGGTTCATAACCCAGATCTACAATACAGACGAGTTAGAATGACAGATAAAGAAGATGATCCAATGGGCAAAGCTCTAGGCATTGCTCCGTTGCAATATGAAAAACAAATTGATACTTTGCTTGCTAAGGCTCATGATGATTCTGCTAAAAACGATTTTGAAGCAGCTAGAGCTAATTTGTATGAAGTAATCCAAACAGGTCAAGAAGCTATGGGCAAGCTATCAGAAATAGCTGGTCAATCTCAGCATCCAAGAGCATTTGAAGTGTTGGCTAAATTAATGGACACCATGGTTAATACTAATAAAGAATTATTAGAATTACAAACCAAGATCCGAGAGATTGATGCTTCTGATTCTCCGATCAATGAAAAAGCTCAGACTATTAATAATAATCTATTCGTAGGTTCTACTACAGAATTACAGAAAGTTTTGAAGGAACTAAAGAATACTGATGAATGATTTAGTTGCAGGTTATAAGGGAAACGTACTACTAACGTACTACTTAAAAAATCTAATCAGAACATTGAGTGGACTCCCGATCTTATTGCTGAATATGTAAAATGCGCTGAAGATCCAGTTTATTTTACCGAAACATATATGAAGATTATCAGTATCAATGAAGGTCTGGTAAACTTCAAGCTATACGATTATCAGAAAAAGATGATACGTTCTTTCAAGGAAGGACGTTTTAATATCGTTACCACAGCCCGTCAGGCAGGTAAGTCAACAACAACCTGTGCATTTATTCTGTGGTATATTATGTTCAACCCTGACAAAACTGTTGCCCTTCTGGCCAACAAGGGTGATACGGCCAGAGAAATTCTTTCCCGTGTTCAGCTTGCATACCAACACCTACCTAAATGGCTACAGCAGGGTGTTGTTGAATGGAATAAAGGTTCGTTCCTTTTAGAAAATAACAGCCGTGTTTTGGCTGCAGCAACGTCTGCCAGCGCCATTCGTGGATATTCTATTAACCTTCTATTCATCGACGAAGCGGCGTTCATTGATAACTGGGACGAGTTCTTT